ATCAGGGCATGTCAAATGGACTCGGTTATAAGGATCTTTACCAGTTTGTAAAAAGAGAATTATCTGATCTTGGGATACCGAAAACGCCAGTGCCTTATCGAAATTATATCGTAATATCTGGAATGCAACAGCTGTTGATAGGTGACGGCAGTAATTCCCCCGAGGTGTGAAAAATGATCACTCAAGAAATTATGCAGGCGATGAAGCAAGGCGCATGGGCAAGGCCGAAGATCAACTCAAGCTATCCTGATAGTAGTTGGTTGACTTACAACAATGGTAAATTTTATACTGAAAAGTGGCATGAAACTTCATTTGGCGTGGATGGTTTTATAGAATATGAATGGGAGCTTAAACAAACGCCGGATATCAAAATCGACGAAACAGATGCGAGGGTAGCTGTTCTTGGCCGCACAAGACTACCGATAGAAAATATGAAAAAGGTAATCAGTCCTGAAAATATGCAGGCAATGTGTGAAGGTATTATGTCGGCTGTCGTTGACGTGGTTAATGAAAAGCTGGCGATTATCGAAAAACGCATGCAGGACATAGCCGAAGAACTGCGAAAGACCAGTGATACTCATAGCGTATTTGATGCTGATAGTTTGATACCACGTCGTGACCTGCCGGTTTGACGATAACCACTTGACAAAATAGAAAAATCATGGTATGCATAAAACATGAAGCCAACAAAAGCCGAACGGCAGGTGTTTCGCGTTGCTGACATCACACCTGCCGAATACAACCCGCGAACAATATCCGCAAAAGCCAAGGCTGGGCTTGAACAATCACTGTCCCGGTACGGCTACCTCCAAGACGTAATCGTCAACATCCGCAACGGCAAGAACACAATCGTCGGCGGGCACAAACGCCTCGAAGCACTTGGCCTGCCAGCCGAATCAGAAATCGAATGCACCATCGTCGATCTGTCGGACCAGGACGAAAAAGCGCTGAACATCACGCTCAACAACCCGCACATATCCGGCGAATTCGATGAACGGCTGGATGACATCATATCCGAATTGAAAGACCATCCTGCATTCAACGAATTAAACCTCGCAGAACTTATTTCAATAGAAAAAGAATCGATCTACACCAACAAAATTGAAGCGCCAATATACGAGCCAGATGAAAAAGAAATCGCTATCGAAGAACTATGCAGCACATCAAAACGCGATACCTTGATACTGGCGATAAAAAAGAACGACACGATAACAGAACAAGAAAAACAGTTTTTGATACACGCAGCCGCACGGCATACCGTCTTCAATTACGAAAATATAGCGCAATACTACTCAAGGGCAACACCAGAAATGCAAGCGTTAATGGAAGACTCAGCTCTCGTCATAATCGATCTGGAAGACGCAATTGCAAAAGGATACACAATGATGATCGATAAAATACTTGACCAGTCAGCAATTGATTATGGTGAATAAATATTGCGTCTTGATCCTAAGTCACGGTCGGCCAGATCGCATCTACACTTACAGAACGCTGAGACGACATGGTTACACCGGGCCGATCTTCATAGTCATCGACGATTATGACAAAACAGCGGAAGAGTACAAACGCCTTTACAAAAAGGAAGTGGTCGTATTCAATAAACAAAGATATATTGATGAAACAGATAAAGCGGATAACTTCGGTAAAACAAAAACGATAGTCTTTGCCAGAAACGCTGGGTTTGATATTGCCGAAAGCCTGGGCTATAAACAATTCATCGAGCTAGATGACGATTATACGTCATTTGTTTACAAGTACAACAAAACAAAGTGTTACGAAGCTAGGCCAATAAGAAATCTAGATGCTATTTGGGATCTGATATTTAACTTTTACGCATCGCATGATATATTATCCACCGCAATGTCACAAACTGGTGACCACATAGGCGGAAAATATAGCGGGTTTGGATTAAAAGGAAGCCGCAAGGCAATGAATAGTTTTTTCCTAAGCACTGAAAGGCGATTTAAATTCATTGGCACAATAAATGAAGATGTAAATACATATTTCCTGCTTGGTGGGCAAGGAAAAATATTTTTGACCATTCCAATAGTAGCATTGCAGCAAAAGAGTACGCAACAAAACCAAGGTGGCATGACCGACGTTTATTTAGACCACGGGACATACCTGAAAACGTTTTACACCGTCATGCTGTGTCCGTCCAGTGTCAAGTGCTCGATAATGGTAACAAAAAACAAAAGAATCCATCACAGAATAAATTGGAAGGCAACGGTGCCAAAGATAATTTCAGACAGGTTCAAAAAAATTGCAGCGCAAGAAAAGTAACGCAGGCCAAAAAACAAAATACAAAGACACATTCCCAACACTAGCAGAAGGATGGGCCAGGGAAGGTCTGTCCGATGCACAAATAGCTGAAAAGCTAGGAATAAAAAAGACTGCGTTTTACACCTATGTGGCAAAGTACCCGGAATTTGCGGAAGGTTTGGCCCGTGGCAAGGCGCCGGTGGACATCGAAGTCGAAAATGCACTACTGAAAAAAGCGCTTGGATACGACTATGAGGAAGAACACACGACCGTGCAAATTGACAAGGATGGCAAACCAACACGCAAAGAACGAAAGGTGGTGAAACGGCACTACCCACCTGATGCAGTGGCGCTCAAGTTCTGGCTCGTGAACCGAAAACCAAAGCAGTGGCGCGAAAAACAGGAACACGCAATAAGCACCGAAGCCGGTCCAATACCGGTTCAGTTTGACTTCTCTAAACTAAGCAGAGACGATATTCGTGAAATCAGGCAAATCGTCATCGATCACCGAAGCCGCGAAAACACCGGAAGGGCGGGAAGTGATCTGTCAGGAAGTAGCAAAGAATGATCTAGCGTCGTTCATCCTGGCGGTGAATCCAGCGTATTCGCTGCAGTGGTTCCACGAGGCCATCTGCGATCGGATAGATATCGCGCTGGAATCAGGCAATCAAAACCTGATGTTCTTTCTTCCACCGCGTCATGGCAAGTCTGAAATTATATCCAGATACCTTCCCGCCTATTGCCTGGGCCGGTGGCCAGACGACTCAATAATCGCCACCAGCTACGGCGACGACCTATCCAGCCAGAACAACCGCGACGTTCAGCGCATCATCGACAGCGAATCGTATCGCAATATCTTCCCGAATACAACGCTATCATCGAAAAACATCCGCACTCAGGCCACCGGGACATGGCTGCGAAACAGCGACATATTTGAGGTGGTCGGTCGCAAGGGCATCTACAGGTCAGCCGGTGTCGGTGGCGGCATTACCGGCATGGGTTTTAGCCGCCTGGGTGTGATAGACGACCCGGTGAAGAACCGCGAAGAAGCAGAATCAAAAACGTACCAAAACAAGATATATGACTGGTATAAATCGACGTTTTTGACGCGGCGGCAGAAAGGCGCGGTGGTGATCATTATCTTGACCAGGTGGCACAGAAACGATCTGGCTGGCCGACTGCTGGAAGAAGAGCCAGAATCCTGGGACGTGATCCAATACCCGGCTATACTCGAAAATGCCTATGCGTATAGGCATTATACAGACAAGCGGGAAGTAGGCGAAGCGCTTTGGCCTTCGCAATACTCAGTCGAATTCCTGGAACAATTCAGGCGTAACCGCTACGAATGGGACGCGCTATTCCAGCAGACACCATATATCCGTGGCGGTAACCTGATCAACCGGGATTGGTTCAGGCAGGTCGATATACTGCCGTCCGAAGGACAGCGTATCCGATTCTGGGATCTAGCCGGAACCGAGAAAAACAAAACGAATGACCCTGACTGGACAGTAGGCGCATTGTGCCAATACTACGGTGGCACATACTACATAATAGACGTGGTCGCTGAACGCGGATCACCGGCAGCGGTCGAATCGCTGATCGCTCAAACAGCGCAGCAGGACGAATACCGATATCCAGGGACGACGCAAATATGGGAAGAAGAAGGTGGCGCGTCTGGCAAAATGGTAAGCGCGTATTTATCACGCGTATTAGACCGCTATAGGCGGCAAGCCTACCGTGTAAACAAGAGCAAAGAGTCGTATGTTGACAGACTCGCAAACAAGGCTGAGACTGGAAATATAGCAGTGCACAATGGCACCGGGTGGCTATACCAGCGTTGCGACGGACAAACGTTTTACGACGAATCTGAGGCATTCCCGAAAGGCGCGCACGACGACCGGATAGACGCAGTTGCAAAGGCTGTATATCTGCTGTCTGAGCGGGTTGGTATCGAACAGTACCTATCGCCAATAATGATTCAATCAGCGGCATATACAAGTTATCAGGCCGAACAATCGCTGTTTTGAGGCAGAATGATCGATCGGATAAAATCATTTTTCAAGTCGCCGACAGAACCGACAAGATCAATCCTGCAGGAACAGGCATGGATCGCGCGATCTGGCCTGTTGGGCCTGATGGGCGATATCAGCCGGTACAACCCGGATGATCTTGTGGCCAGGAAAGGTGCGGACATATACGCCCGTATGATGCGTGACCCGCAGATCAAGAGCGCTTACGATCTGCGCGTCAATATCGTAATCAGCCGGGGATGGCGGTTTGTGCTGCCGAATGACGATGATATCCAAGTCGAAATGCGTGATTTTTTTGAACGCATGCTGTCTGATTGGTTTCGCGGAACGTTTATTCAGGCGATGAGGTCGATATTGCGTGCAAAAATGCACGGCTTTTCTGTCTGTGAAAAGGTCTATTCCGTTGTCGATTTCGAAGGTCAACCGCGTTGGATCGTAAAGGCGATCAAACCGAAACCGTTTGATACGTTTGAATTTATCGCTGACGAATACGGGAATCTGGAAACGATTATTCAACGGCAACAGCACACCGAAGAAAAACGCCTAGATCCAAACAAATTTGTGGTGTACATAAACCACCCTGATATCGATCCGATTTGGGGTGAGTCCGATCTCCGGTCGATTTACCGTGCATATTGGGAAAAGGACGTAATTCTAAAGCTGCGAAATATCTATCTTGAGCGTCATGCCGGTGGTTTTCTGGTGGCAACGCCGAACGAAAACGCGCAAGCAATGCACCCGGCAGAACTGGCGGCCTTCGAGAACGCGATCAAAAACGTGCAAACCATGTCGGCAATTCGTGCCCCGATGGGATATCAGATCGATGTTAAACAGGCGGCAGACACGCAGGCATTCGACAGCGCTATCGCATTCAGCGACCGCCAGATAACGAAAGGCCTGCTGATTCCGAATCTGATGGGCTTCACCGACGATAGCCGGTTCGGTAGCCGGGCGCTAGGCGATACGCAGCTAGACGTATTCATGATGACGGTTCAGGAAGAAGGCGAACGCCTGGCTGACACATTAAATGAACAGGTATTCGCGCAGCTGGCCCGATGGAATTACGGTACAGACCAGTGCCCGCGATTCTGCCTGGACGGCTACACAACGGCGCAGAAACAGGCGATTGCCAAACTATGGATGGACGCCGTTAAGTCAGGCGTTGTTGAAAATACGTTTGAGGATGAGCTTCGGACCCGCGAATTGCTGATGTACGGCGATCGGGAAGAAGACGAAGACGAAGAACCAGAAACACCAGAACCGCAGGACCAGCCGGAAGAACCGGAAGAACCGGCACCAGGCAGTGAAATCGAAGATCCGGAAGAACAAGAACCAAGCGACGACGACATTGAAGCACCGGCAGGCGCGGCGCTTGCCCAACATCAGTGCAGCGGTATACCGCCAGCGACAGGCCAGCTTGCGATGTCGGTGCCTTTCAGTAGCAGGATTGATTTTGCAGCACTCGACGACAAGTGGACATCTGTCGAAGAAGATTACGTTCTGGCACTGTCTGACGCGGTTGACGACGTTTATGCAGATCTAAAGGCAGGGCTAGAAACGCAGGTCAAGGACGTAAAAAGCGGGCTAGATACTACTGACGCGGTTGAGCGCCTGCAGGCGGTTATCAGGTCGGCAACGAAAGATAACCTGAACAAGACGATCCAAAAGCAACTTAAATCCGGGTATGATCTGGGGCGGAAAGAAGCGCAAAACGTAATTGTTGACGCAGTCGCTGGGCAGCCGAAGGACATTCGCGACGCAGTAAAAATAAAGGCGGCAGTATCACAAGAAAAGGCATCAGGGCTACAATTTGTCTGGATCGATGGTATGCCCGTAGATACCTGGACGGTGGCTAATTTCGCCGAAGGTCTATCACTGAAGGCAGCAAATGATTACATTCGCGGCCGTGCGTTCCAGGATACGAAAGGCATCACCGACGACATGCTGAAGGCGGCGACCAATATTCTGCTGCAAGGAATCCAAGAAGATTGGTCGGTACAGGAATATATTCGCGAATTCGACCAAGTTATGGAACCGTTTATTGGCACCGACAACGTGTCAGAATTGACAGGCAAGCCGAAAAGGGCCAGACTGGAAACTATAGCGAGGACAACTACAGCTTCTATTTTCAATCAGGCGCAATTATCAGCATACATGGACCCGGGGCTTGGTGATTTCGTCGAAGGTTTCGAATATGTCGCTGTATTGGATAATCGTGTCTCGGATATCTGCGAATCTTTGAGCGGGCGAAAATACGCAAAGAACGACCCTATATGGGCGCAAATAACCCCGCCAAACCATTTTCAATGTCGTTCAATGCTTGAACCAATACTGATTATTGACGATTGGAAGCCATCAGACAAGGCCGGGATTGTATCACCGGATAAGGGATTCGGCACAATATAGGGGGCCACATGAACGGATACATTCAGAACAGCAACAGTGCGTTAATAGTTCAGCCGGTTGGATACGATCTGGTGTCAAATTGTCAATACCAAATGCACTATGAGCACCATGAAATACATGCAGGGCGGCATTTTTATGTGGCTGGGTTCGATACGAAAGACGATACCGAAGAAATCCTATTTACGTTTCAAACACCGACGACCGGGCGAAAAACACACCTGATTTTCGAGGTCGAAGGGCAAAGCAAAACGTCATTCTACATATACGAAGGTTCGAGTTACGACGTAGCGTCAGCTGGTTCCGTTGTTACGCCGCTTAATAACGATCGCAATAGCGAGTTCACAAGCGTAAACAGTCTGCGTTTAGCGCCTGTACTGGTCAATACCGGTACGCTGATATTCAGCCAATCCAAGGGCGTTGCTGGGGCCACACCGTCAAAGTCTGTGGCTGAAGGTATCGTCAGTCGTGAAAGAGAAATTATTCTTAAGGCTGGGACGCAATACGCTTTCTTGATAGTATCAGGTGCAGCTGCAAATACCATATCGTACGTTGGCGAGTGGTATGAACACGAAGATGTCTACTAAGGAGAATAACAATGCCGAATAAAAATGGTCGTGGGCCGAAAGGTCAAGGCCAGAAAGATGGACGTGGGCAAGGTAAAGGGCAAGGAACCGGTTCCCCATCTGGGACGCAGAAAGGCGGTAAAAAGGGTAAATGCTGAGGCACATACTATGGCGAAATTATCAGGCGTAGAAATCTTTGGTGTCGGCACCTGGAACTACATGAAGTTCGTTGCCGAAGATTTGGAAGAAATTGTCAAAAACACAAACCAGCTGTCACAAAAACACAAAATACCGCTGAAGTTAGGGCATAGCGAAAAACAGATTCTTGCCGGTCAGACAGACGGCGACCCGGCGCTAGGCTACGCGCAAAACTTCGCGGTAAAGGAAGACAAGATAACGGCAGACTTTGAAAATATGCCGGATATCCTTTTCGAAAGTATTGAAAAAGAACGTTTCACTTCGGTATCCGTGGAAATGAATCATGAGGCTAATTTTGGTTGGTATATTACCGCCATAGCCCTACTTGGTGCAGATATTCCAGCAGTTAAATCCATTCAGGATTTGCAAGCGTATCTGACAGAAATAATTCCGGCGATGGAAACCAGCAAAACCCAGCAAATGCTGACGTTTTCAGAACCGAAGCTAGAAAAAACACAAATTGAGAGGAAAGAGATGAGTGATTCAACCGCCGCTCAAGACGCCATTGTGAAGGAAAACGAAGCGTTGAAAAAACGCCTAGGTGAATTGGAGGTTTCGCTGAAAGACAGAGACCAGAAATTCAGCGAGGCCGAAAAACAGCTTCAGACTTTCGCGCAAGAGGCGATTGAGCATAAATTCGCACAGCAAAAAGAAGCCATTCTTGCCGGGTATCGCGAGGATAGCAAGGCCGGAAAACTGCCGCCTGCGATGCTGTTAGAAATCGAAAAGCACCTGGACGGGCAAAAGGCCAATTTCACCGACACCGCCGAACTGCATTTATCGGCTGATCTGGCGAGGAAAGTTGCTGTGGCATACACCGACGCAATGAAACCCGGTGAAACTGCGGCCAACGCTGATGAAAGCGGCAAAGGAAGTACTTTGACGCCGGATCAATTGCTCGAAAATGAAATTGCAAAAGTTCGGGCGCAAACCAATGCAACCTACAGCGAGGCTTTCGAACTGGTGATCGCCAGCAACCAAAAGCTGTTCGCCGATTATCACCGATGGACCGCTGATATCGCGGAAGGGAGGGCCTAATGGCTATTCAGAATGATTTTCGAACGTGGTCTTTTAAGGCTGCCGAGGATATCGATACCACTAACGCCGGGACCGGGGCAATTTACAAAGCTGTAAATCAGGCAACTGGTATTCTGGCAAATAACGGTTCTGACGCAACCGGTATTTTGCAGTATGTTGGAAAATCCGGTGAGCATGTGACCCAGGGCTGGGACGGTATAATGAAGTTCACCGCTGGAGCCACTGTAGCCGCCGGTGCGCAAGTAACCGTCACCACGTCCGGGTATTTTATCACCGCTACTCAGGGGAAATACGTTGTCGGCAGATCGCTGGCATCCGTAGCGTCCGGGGCTGTTGGTTATGGCATGTTCAATTTCGTCGCGCCGAAACAGTACGATAATATCGCGGATGTTTTCGAGGTTTCGGCAGCGGCCAACCTGTCTTCAGCCGCTGGTTTGGCGATTGACTTTAGCACTGGCAACGTCGCTGCCTCAAGCTCAGTCGCCGGTGGTGTTATTATCGATGGCGCCACATCAGGTGGTACAGTGACGGCAAAGGCTGTTGGGCGTGTATCCGCCAAGGCTGGGGCGGGTGTAACCGCTGATAGTTCGCTGAAAATAACGACTGGTGGATATCTGATCGATGCCGGGTCAGGTGATGTGATTATCGGTCGTGCTTCTGCTGCCGCCGCATCCGGTGCCGCGTTCTGGGCTGCCGTTAATTTCGCAACGCCACACTATGCGACTTCGTCGCTAGATGTAGGAATCTAGGGAGGTAACCATGGGATACTTACAGGGTCGCACGGTGCATGTTGACAAGCACCTGACCAACCTGGCGATGAATTACCGCCCGATGGGATTCGTTGCCGATATGATCTTCCCGATTGTCAATGTTCAAAACCAATCGGACATGATCAAAACGTACAACCAAGCGGACTTGTTCCGCGTCAATAATACGCTGCGAGCGCCTGGAACTGAGGCCAACAAGGTCAGTTTTCAGGTTTCGTCAGAATCGTATTTTTGCAAAAACTACGCGTTGAAAGTCCCGACGACGATCGAAGATCGGGCCAACGCTGATCCCGCTTTTGTTCGCGACGTGGAAGAGGGGAGGTTGTTTTTCCTTCAGGACCAGCTTTATTTGGATTGGGAAATGCGGGTTTCGGTGCATGTGACTACTGCAACCAACGTATCGACCCAATTCACGGTTGGCAGTGCCTGGACCGATTACGCCAATAGTCGCCCGCTGGAAGATATCTGGACCGCGATCGACGAACAGGCTGATCAAACCGGGTATCGCCCGAACCGTGCTGTCTTTGGCGATATTGCTTGGCGGCTGTTTTCGCGAAACGCTCAGGTAATCGACAAGGTTAACAAGGCCGGTGTCAGCGGCGGTGGCCAGAATGCGACGAAAGAACAAGCGGCACAATTGCTTGAACTTGAGGGCCTTTACGTCGGCGGGGCATATCGTAATACCTCCGAGGAAGGGATCGCGATGTCGCTCACGCAGATGTGGGGCGATAAGGTCCTTTTGTATTATTGCCCGCAGCGCCCGTCAATGGAAATGCCGTCTTTCGGCTACACTTTCCGCTGGAATCGGCCTGGACTGGCGAACATGTCGGTCGAGCGTCATCCGTTTGACCCAAAAATCAAGTCCGACGAAATCGAACTGGGATATTACCAGGATGAAAAAGTCATGTCCAAAGCCCTCGGGGTGTTGGTAAAGGACGTTGATTAGTTTTGAACATAATTTATGGGGGTAGTCTTATGGCTCTTGTTGGCGTACCTGAACCTACTAGCTCGGCTGGCATCGACACTGTTAAAAATGCAGTTGATTCCAGCCTGCTAGAGGCAGAGTTGCAGGCGATGACAGAGATCGCTGATCAAAACGCTCAGAGGATAATCGATTTGGAATGCGAACGCGAAATATTGTTGGCGCAGATCGATATTCTGAAGGCGAAAAATGAAGCGCTACAGAACACAGGCCAGACCAAGCAAGAAACACGTCGTGGCAGACCGCCTAAGGCGAAAAAGTGAAAATCATAATTTACACGAATGAAGTTGCTGGTGGCTGGTGCCCAGACGATATCGATCGGTTTTTGGGCGGGTCGGAAGAGGCGGTTGTTCTGCTATCTGAAGCGCTGGTTCGCGCCGGGTACTCGGTTGATGTTTATCACAGTCAAAAAGATGGCAACAACACAGAGCGACATGGGGTAAGGTATCAACCGCGTGAAAAGTGTTCGGTAGAAGATCCGGCAAATACGATTTTTATAACGTTCAAGGATAAACTGCCTTGGTTACAGGGGTTATCCTGCTATCGCAATATCCATTGGTCTGCTGAGGTAGAAAAAAAATGGCCGATGGATAAGATAAATTACTTTGTCAATATTTCCCGATACCACGAGTCGCGAAATTTATTTGTTCCAGTTGATAAGTCATGTGCTATACCTTTAGGTGTAGACACATTGTCACTTGATAGAAATAAATCCGACAAAGATCCGAACACTATGCTGTATTGCAGCAGCCCAGATCGTGGACTTTTGCAGTTACTGCAAAACTGGCAGGTGTTGAGGTTGCATTACCCGGCAATAGAACTTCGTATTGCTTATGGTTTCCGTAACTTTGACGCAATGTGCCAGGATACAGTGCTGAAAAACACAATAAAACACCTGATGCGGCAGGACCAGATAATTGCGTTAGGCGAACTGCCGAAAGAGCAGATCGAGGAAGAATATTGGCGCGCAGAGTACTGGTGTTTGCCGCTGAACAAGCCAGATGCTGAGCTGTTTTGCCTGAATGCGTTGAAGGCACAATACTGCGGATGCAAACCGGTTGTAAATCTTTGCGGGGCGCTGGCCGATACTGTCGGCGACTATATCCCGTTTGATAAATTTCTTCTGAACGAAACAGACACAATCCAGCATACACCGGCTTACACCGCTGTTAAATGGGATGAGATTGTGTCATATTATTGGCAACCTCTTTTTGTGTGAAAACTATGAAAATATTTATGTATGTCAATGGAATGCCATTCGATGGGCTGACACTAACAGAAGTGCGCGACGAAAAAGGAAATATCACAAAGCCTGCCGAAAGCCTTGGTGGTTCTGAAACGATGGGGCTAATGGCAGCCGAAGAGATGGCAAAAAGAGGTCACTCAGCATTCGTTTTTTCACGGATACCTGATAACACACCGAAAACAGTAAACGGTGTGGTGTATTTACCTGTCGGTGACCAAAACGAACAGACGCCATTTGGGTCAAATTTCCAGGCGCATGCTAGATCGATACCGCACGACGTGCTGATAGCGCAGCGCGCGCCGGGTATATTCACACAGCAGTACAACAGCAAGCTGAACTACTGGTGGACTCATGACCTGGCGCTCAAGCGCTATATCGGCGGCATCATGGCACAGCAGTGGAACGTTGACCGTATTCTTGCAGTGTCTGACTGGCATGCGGAACAGGTAAAAAGTGTTTACGGCGTATCGAACACAGCAGTATTTAGGAACGGCATCCGGCTGGACCTGTATCCAACGGCACATAATCCAGAACGGAAGCAGCGGTCAAAAACAATTCTGTATTCTCACCGACCGGAAAGGGGGCTGGTAAATTTGGTCGGTGAAAATGGGGTAATGGATCAGTTGGCGAAAGTCGATCCAGAAATAAAATTGCTGGTGTGCAGCTATAACCACAGTCACCCGGCAATGGCTGGGCAGTATGGCTACCTGTACCGACGATGTAGCGAAATGCCAAACGTTGAGAATATTGGATTCTTATCAAAACAAGAACTGGCAGTGATCCAAGCTAACTGCTGGCTACATGTATATCCCACAGAGTTTGAAGAAACGTCATGCATTACCGTCATGGAGCAGCAGGCGGCAGGGACGCCAATTGTAGCAACCAGGGTTGGCGCACTACCTGAGACATTGCAAAATGGAGGAGTATACTGGATTGACCATGATGGATCTTCCAGGTCGGTGATCGCAAACACGGTTAAGGCTGTTTCTTATATTTCGAAAAATCCAGACAAGTGGTTGCAGCTTCACAAAAAAGCATTGGGGGCCTGCCATGAGTATTCGATCACTGCTTCTGTCGATGGGCTTGAACAGCTTATCAATGATGATTTTAAGGCCAGGACAAGCGATAAAGAACGCCTTTACCGGCATTTTATGTACTATTCAGACATTCATGCGGCGGGCAAGCTGGCCGAAAAGTACGGACTTAGAGCAGACAATTTACCGGGAACATCTGAGACGTATCCGTCTTATGCGAAAACAGACGGAAAGGAAACCTCGGAATTCTACAACGCTCAGGCGGAATACCACCAAAAAATAAACAACGACCACAGGCTGGGAGATTTTCAACATGTTCTCAATAGAATTCCCAGACTAAAATCTATCACCGATTACCTATCAAAAATGCCTGAAGGCAGCCGTATTCTTGACTATGGTTGCTGTGTTGGGCAGAATACTCACGCATGGGCAAATGAATTTAAGTCACTGCAATTCACCGGGGTCGATCTATCCGACAAACAAATCCATGAAGCGCGTCGGTTCACAGCGCAACATAATGTCGGGAATGTAAGGTTTTATCCTGTAATAACCCCTGAAGACGTAACCACACCTGATTTTGACCTGGTGATTTGCACCGAAGTCCTTGAGCACATCAACGACTATCATAAATTTCTCACTTCAGTCGAAAAGATTGTAAAGCCTGGCGGGCGGATCATTCTGACGACACCGCATGGTCCACACGATGCGAATGTCCAGGATCGGACAACTCCGATAGAACACGTCCACCATTTTGAGGAGGCAGATATACTCGACATTGTCGGCCACAAAAAGGATTTGCAAGTGCTGTATGTCCGTGATAATGACAACCGCCGGCAAGATATTCTTGGGAATATGGTCTGGTCCTGGACGGTAGACAAATATGACGATATTCGCGATATCAATTATGATCGCAAGTTTGCAGTCCAGGCACCAAAGCAAACGCTGTCGTGTTGCATGATTGTCGATGCAGAAGGAGACATGCTGGCAAAGACGCTGCGATCGGTTAAGTATTTAGCCGATGAATTTGTCATTGGGATTGATTACCAGGGAGATTCACTCTGCGCAACAGAACGGACTATAAAACGCATAATACCTTCGGCAAATATTTTCTATCTGCCACAAAGCCCAACGGAAATGGGTTTTGGTCCAGCAAGAAATTTGACAATAGAGCGAGCTACAAAAGACTGGATCTTGTGGATTGATGCCGACGAAATTTGGCAGCACCAGCACCGGGTTTTTAAGTACTTGCGTGAAAATGAATTCGATTCATACGCTATCCACCAGCACCACTATACCGCCGAACCACCGTCGGTCATGAAGACGGACCTACCATGTCGACTGTTTCGAAATCATAAGTCGATAAAGTTTTTTGGGTTGGTGCACGAGCATCCGGAAACAGAAATTAACAAAGGTGCTGGCCGTACTTTTCTTATCCCGGCTCAAGAAACATGTATTGTTCACGCCGGATACGAAACAGAGCAGACACGCCGAGATAGGTTCGTCCGCAACTGGCCGTTGATGGTGCGTGACAGAAAAGAAAATCCTGATCGGATGCTATCTAAATTTTTATGGATCAGAGACCTTGCCCACAAGAACCGATTTGAAATGGAACAGAACGGCGGCAATATTACTGGCGATATGGCTGATCGAGCGAATGAAGCGATTGAAATGTGGCGTGGTCTGCTAAACGACGGCAATGCACGCCTTGTTATTGATTCACTGCCGTATGTTTCTGAATGTGCAGACCTTGTTATGCAAGGAAAGTCTCTGCATTTTCGATTCGCGGTAGACCTTGAGGTGGCCGGATCTGGCGACAATATCAATGGCGCAGCACCGCGGGTAATTGAAGGGCGAACGGTTAACGCTGAAGATATGAACGCGCTTATAGCAAAATTGGCGAAAGAAAAAACAGATTCAATCGCCACAAATTTGCAATATATTTGACCCGGGGGGTGATGGATGCAGGTATTGATGTTGCTGAACGAATACTCTGGTCTGATGACGGTCGCTGGAATGGTTTTTGGAATACTGTGGTTCGTTTTTCGATTCAGGGGCGATATGGAATCTTGGCGATCAGATTATGAATCGTACAAAA